CCCCTTTACCTAAAAAAATGATTTCATCATTAAAACTAAAAAAGGCAACGGGCACCGTCCCGCGTAGCGGGACTCCTTTCTCTCGCCAGTTATCCACATATGCACAGGACAACCGTGTCACCTTCAGGTGCTCGCGGTTTGCCTGTGTCTATGTGGGTAACTTTCGAGAGATTATTTAATAATAAAAGGATCGTGACCGATGCCAGTTACAACTTATCCACTTCCACCTACCTATGGTTATGGTTCTACTACTTCTACCGGGGGTTCCTCTGTGTCTAGCTTAGCCGGTCCTATTATCGGCGGTCTTGGTTCTCTCCTGGGAGGCATTATTGGTTCCCAGGGACAAGCCTCCGCCAATCGTTCCAACGAAAGAATTGCCAGGGAAAACCGGCAATTTCAGGAACGTATGTCTAACACTGCATATCAGCGCTCTGCGGCTGATCTCTCTAAAGCGGGTCTTAATCGCATTCTTGCTCTTGGCAATCCCGCGTCATCTCCTGGCGGCACTACGGCTGTGATGCAAAACAAAAAAGCGCCCCTGGCAAAAGGTATCGCAGAAGCTGCGACTACTGCGCTAAACATCAAACAGCAGGCCGCCACTATCAAACAAATTGAAGCTCAAACTGCGAACATTACCGAGGACACGAGGTTAAAAAATTCCACCACTATGTCGCAATTGTCTCAGCGTTTTAATCTAACGCGGCAAGGTCGTAAGATCGTTGAAGAGATTCGCCAGGTACAGGCCACTACTGCAAAATTGCAGGCCGAAGGTGGCCGCGCGGAGAGTATCGAACGTATGTACCAAGCACTTGAGCGATCTCTTAATGCACTTGCGACTGAATCACCTGCAGCGGCGGACTTGCTCCGCAATGCGCTGCTTGTTAAAGGAGTAGGAAAGTGAGCACTTCCAAGCGTAAGCGTAAATTTAGCCAGGACTTCTCTGGCAAATCTAAAACCGATCCATCGTTTGCACCGTCGTGCAACGTGAACACGATCGTAAAACACTACGAAGCAACGGGTATTGACCCGTTCCCGGACGCCGCGAAGCAAGTATTCGGGTATGCGACGTCAAAAACCTATGAAGAGGCTCTTCGTGAGACAGCCGAAGTAGAGTCGGCGTTTGCCTCTCTGCCTTCACACGTTCGCGCTCAGTTCGCGAACGACCCCACTCGATGGCTCGATAGCCACGAAACTCCTAAAGAGGCTCCTGAGGCCTCTGAGGTCGTCTTAGACGACCCGGCTCCGCAGGATGCCACTGCAGCCGAGCCGGAGCCAGAAGTCCAATAGCCCCCTTGTCTCTATTGGACTAGGTGACAGCTTTCCTCTAAGATGGGCACACAAAGACACTAATCCGAGGTTCCACTCATGCGCAGAAAAATGTCTAGGAAAAAATCCAAGAAGCTCTTTAAAAGAACGGCAAATCGTTCTCACCGCCGGAACGGCATTCGAACGGTCCCAAGAGGCGGAATCGCCCTCTGAAACATATCTCGACCGTACTTCTCAGCATCCCGCTCTTGGCGGGATGCTCTGCACTGGGATCAGATAAATGGCCTGCACCAATCCTCTCCAGGCACAACGATATATCTGCGGCTCTACCGGTGTCGAAGCGATCCGCTTTCGAAACTTTAACGGTGAGCCTGACCTGCAATTGCCCTGCAATAAATGCCCATCTTGTAAGCTACGAAAAGCCAAAGAATGGGCGCTCCGCCTCTGGCATGAATCACAAATGCACGATGAGTGCTGTTTCGTTACGCTGACTTACGACGATGAACACCTACCCGCCTACGAAAACTTAAAACACAGAGATTTCCAATTATTTATGAAGCGGCTCCGTGAAAAATACGAGGGCCGCAAAATCCTGTACTACATGTGCGGGGAATATGGCGATCGAACGCACCGCCCTCACTATCACGTCGTCCTGTTTAATTACTATCCACCCGATGCGGTGTACCACCGCACTCACAATAAAAACCGCTATTACAAATCCGCGGAGCTAGATAAGCTCTGGCGATGCGGGTTTACCGATACTTCTGCTGTCACCTATCATTCTGCGGGCTATGTGGCCCGCTACACTCTCAAAAAACAATTAAACAATACTGACGTACAGGAACGGTACGTCTATCTCGACGTTCACGGCGATCTCAAAACTAGAAAATTCGAATATGTTCGAATGTCTCTTCGCCCTGGTCTAGGGCTGTCGTGGTTCAAAAAATACTATCTGAGAACCGTGCAGGAGGACTGTGTTCTCGATCCTAATGGCAATCCTTGCCCTGTCCCTCGGTACTATCTCCATTATTTGCGGGATTACATACACGAGGAGACTTACGACGAGCTTGCTGCGAAGCGGCTTGAAAAAGCCCAAAACAATCCCGATAACGATCCATCAACGCTTCCTGCGAAGCGCATCTGCACTGAGGCAAGACTAAAACAACTACCGAGGCCATACCTATGAATCATCTTCTATTCACGGTTTACGACGCTAAAGCTGAAATCTATACACCGCCGTTCTTTGTCCCTACGGTTGGCATCGCTACGCGAGCCTTCAAAGACTGCATCAACTCAAAAGACCACCAATTCGGCAAACATCCTGCCGATTATTCTCTTTTCCAACTTGGCGAATTTGACGATAACACCGCCACGATTTCCGGAGATTTTGTAAAATCTCTAGGCAATGGGGTAGAGTATCTCGATCCGGAACATATCCACTCGATCGAGGAGTTCAAAAATGGCCAGACCACAACACCAATTCAGCCAGACCAAGACGGCTGAAATACCGCGTTCCTCTTTCGATCTCTCACATGGCCTAAAAACCACACTAAATGCCGGAGAGCTTATACCCATCCTTTCGCTCGAAGTTTTACCCGGCGACACGATCAACTGCCGGGCGTCCCTATTCGGGCGCTTGGCAACTCCAATCAAGCCCATCCTTGATAACCTCTATCTGGAAACATTTTATTTCTTTACGCCGTGGCGTCAGGTTTGGCCCGACTTTGTAAAACTGATGGGCGAACAAGAGAATCCTGGCGATTCGATCGACTTCGTTGTTCCTGTAATGCAAACCGGTCTTGTTGGCGAAGGTACCTTGTACGACTATATGGGCGTACCGCCGGAACTCGGTTTCAATAATGTTCCGGTCAGCTCGTTACCTGCTCGTTGCTATAACAAAGTTTATAATTTTTGGTTCCGCGACGAGAATCTTATAGATTCCGCGGCCGAAAATACCGGCCCTGGTCCGGACAGCTACGGGTCCTTCCCAATTCAACGCCGGCGCAAGCGTCGCGACTATCTGACGTCGGCTCTCCCATTTCCGCAAAAAGGGCCTGCGGTAAATATCTCTCTCGGTGGTCTTGCACCGATCTACAGTCAAGCCGATAACATCGGTTCTACCGATGTTTCTATCATCGGCAGTGATGATGATTATCATCACTTACAATCTTCAACGCCCAATCTGCAAGTATCAGCTGATATTGGCGAAATTGAGACTTTGCTCTATGCCAATCTTGGCGTTGCTACTGGATTCACGATTAATGATCTTCGGGAATCCTTTCAAATTCAGAAACTTCTGGAGCGTGATGCCAGGGGCGGCACGCGTTATCCCGAAATTCTCATGTCGCACTATCGGGTTTCTGATCCTGCTCTTCTCGTTCACCAACGTCCGTTATTTCTCGGCGGTGGTCATACCCAAATCAATATCAATCCGGTTCAACAAAATACGCCGACCGGTATCGTCCCCGACGTAACCCCACAGGGTAATCTGGCGGCCTACGGAACCGTTTCTGGTTCCGGTCATGGCTTTACTGCCTCCTTCACCGAACACGGTCATATTCTCGGTCTCGTCAACGTGCGAGCCGATCTCACTTATCAGCAGGGCCTCGAGCGTTACTGGTCTCGCCAGACTCGCTACGACTTCTATTGGCCCGTTCTCTCTCACCTGGGCGAACAAGCGGTTCTCAATAAAGAAATCTTTGTTTCAAATGATTCCACTATTGATGATGATACTTTCGGCTATATGCCTCGCTATGACGAATACCGCTTCAAGCAATCTCTTATCACCGGAAAATTCCGGTCTAGTGCGACTGACTCACTTGATGTCTGGCACCTTGCCCAGGACTTCGCCACATTACCTGCGCTAAACAAAGCCTTTATCGAAGATAATCCTCCAATCGATCGCGTCGTGGCTGTGCCAAGCGAACCGGATATGCTTCTCGACGTCTACTTCAAAATCCGCGCTGCTAGGCCACTTCCTCTTTATGGAACTCCTG